GGCGAATACGTTAGCTTCTTGCGCACGTGGACGTAATCGCCCTCCACGTGGTAGTTACCTTCGTCATCGGCATAGATGGCAGCACCCGATGAGTCTTTCACAAACTCGCCAATAAGCAGCTTTGAAAGCCTTGCCACACCGTCTTTATCTATGCCGTGTTCGTCGTTAAGTCCTATTCCTATACCTTTGAGGAAGGTGATGAGCTGTTGCGCCACGTCTTCTTCCTTCTTGCTTAGGAACTCCTTGTGTGAACGGCGTGCACTATATATATTCGTGTCGGCAGGCTTTGTGGTATCGCCACTCTGTATAATGTCTGGAACGTTAAGCGCACCCACCAGCGCACCTGTGTAGTTCTTTACGTCCTTAATGTTATCTTCCACCTTCTGCATGGTTCCCGTTGATAGCGCATCGCTTATCTCAAGGTCCATCTTGCTCGGCAGATTCACCTGTCGGCTGATGGCTGTAATACGACTCTTACGATAGCCCGTGCCGGGGAAGTATTCGTTACTCTCCAGTCTTACACGTCTACCTATGAAGAGTTCAGTACTTGTATCTTCTATCCACACATGGTCTGTTGGTGCTTTATAGCGCGACACGTCCAAAGCGTGCTCCTTATTATACTTCTCAACAGCTGCCAGGAACTCTTGTTCTGCTATGCCGTAATATTCGTCAGGCATGCGCAGGTTCCAAAGAATATACTTATCGCCAACCTTTGGTACGAGCGTACCACCTGGCAGTTGCGTACCATCGTTGTAGGGCCATATCGTTATTATCTCGAACTCTTTCGTATCGGTATGGTAGTTCACTTCAAAGTAATGCTCCGTGTCTGTACCAAGTCCAGCCAGCTCGCTACCCTCCTGAAACGACACACGCTTTACAAGTCCGCCTATCTCATAGTCGTTCGGATTGAACGGCAGGTCCTTATCTTTAAAGTAGTAGATGGTGAAGGGCTTGCCGTCCTTATCCTTTACTTCTTCGTGTCGCACTTCGCTGATAGTACCCGTGCGACGTGGGTAGATATTAGAGAAGGCAGCCTGCTCGTAATGGTGAATAATGCCGTACTTCTCTACATTCACATCAACATACTTTGCGCCACCTGGCAGCATCAGTCGGGAGTGGTGATACTTTTCAGGGTCTATATTGCGTGAGCTACCTATCGGGAACAACCGAGTGTAGAACTTCACATTATCGGCTAAATCTCTGTCGAGCGATGTAAGACCATTGTCGTAACCCAGCGTAACCTCTTCGCCATGCTCACACCTACAGAGGTTTAGTGTCTGACCGTCAAACCACCATTCTGTATGTACAGCGTCGGCAAGTTCCTTCAGTGCCTCCTGGCAATATTTACCAGTATAGTCTATTACCACGTTATCTGTACCTTCAACAATACCCACCTTGAAGTTCTGCAGTCCGTCCATACCTGCATTGATATTCTTCACAATAAGGCGCATGTGGTCAATAGGGCGTGCTGTTAGAGCGAACACAGCTTCGTTCTCTCCATCGGTATTGTTCAATACTAAGAAGCGAGTTATCAGACTCTCTATGCCACGTAGCTGAAAAGAGTATTCCCATTCTATAGTGCTCTTCTGCGCTGGCGTGTACTTCTCCGTAGCCCAGTAGCGTTCACCATCATAGTCGAGATAGTCGTTCACGTCGATGGTGATACACTCATATAAGGTAAAGGAGAGTTTCAGCAGATTGTCGCCTTGTATTTCCTTATCTTGTGTGCTGCTGTCGTTCGGTGCGAACGTAGCCTTTACTTGTCCATTGCTATCAAATAGTGTTAGAAGCATTTTTATATCGTTTAAATGGTGTTTAAATACTATATAATTGGTTCTGGTTCGCGGAACTTCACCTTGTAGCTGCTTGCCTGTACGCCCTCGGTCCATAGATACGTCAGCGAGCGATAGGTACTGCTGTCAAGATAGAACACTTTTATCGAAAGGTTCAGTGCCGTGAATGTTATTGTCAGCCAGCCATCGTTACCCGTCTTCAGGAAACGGATAAAAGACATATACTTCTCAAGCCACTGCTGACGTGTAGGTGCATACTGTGCGAAGTGTAGCGTTACGTCGCGTTCAGCATTAGCAGGCGTAAGACGCTTGGAATACTTCTTTCCATTGCGCTCACGAATATCTACACCTACGTAGTCCTTTGCCTTGCTTGGTGTCAGGATAGCATTGAGATTGTCTCGTCCACCTTTCTTCTCCTCCGTGAGAAATACGCCATACTCCTTATATATATCTGTGCCATTGATAAGCACCTGTCCGTCTAATATCTTCGTCATACTTATCTAACTTTTACTCCGTCCCTTATCATCTTCTTTACATCAGCACCTATCTCCTTCAGTGAGGCAGCACTATTGCCTGTGTTCTCTTCAATCTTGCGGAGATGCTCCTGCGCTGCACTCATACGTTTAGCAACATCTTCCACACGATCGTCAATGCTTGCCCAATGCATCTGCCCACTGACAAACAGTCCCTCGAGCTTTGTTGCCTGATCTTGACTCATTGCCGTGAAGGCACCACTCTTGCCTTGTTGAGTTGTTCCTTTGTCTGTCTCCTTAATAATACCTTCATTACGTAACTGTTCTATGTCATTCTTCGCACTATTGACATAACTTTCGTATTGTTCTTTCAGCGCATCGAGGCGCTTGCGGAATTCAGCATCAGTTATCTTTCCATCAACACGCTCCTCATTAAGTTTTGCAAGACTTTCGTACCATTTCTCTAGGTTCTTTTGAAACTTAGCACCCACGAGGTTGTTCACAGCCATCTTGTTTACCATCGTCTGCCAGTTCTCTTCTATCTCTTTGAAAACATCTTTCGATCCACTAGCGAGGGCATAAAGTGAACTGAGAAAGTCGTCAAAGACATTCTGCCTTGTTGTTGTAGTCAGGTTCTCATAGAGAGCATCTGTTATTTCTTTCAACTTGCCGGCTTGTGCGATGTAGTCATTAAGCTTATCAGCTACGCGACCACCGTATCCGCCTTTGCCAGTATCCTGCAACTGTTTCCACATATCAACATTAGAACGTAACATCTTCATCTCTTCGGGAGTGAGATTCCACAAGTTGCCGTCCCATTTTCTGCCTATTTGAGAGCTGAAACGATTTATTTGCTCCTGACTAAACCCTTTCCAGTAGGCGTTGAAACTATGGTGTGCCGAGTGATAGCCTGCCTGTTCCTGTGCAATACGTTTGTAATTATCGTTAGTCTCTTTCTGTAACTTCTCTGCATCTCGTGATATGCGAATAGCCGAAGCACCGCGGGAGGTCTTCATCTCGTCCGTTAGGTCCTCAATTGCCTGCTCCAGGAGTTCGTTACGTTTTGTCAGGCGATCAATTGATTTTGCCACTTCCTCCTCGTTACTATTAGTAAACCACTGACTAGGTCCCTTATGACTAAGCAGCCCGAAGGAAAGTACGTTACCGATACGTCCAACAACAGTATCCAACAGTCCACCAATACCTTTTACTATTATTGATTCTAATACATGGAAGAGGTTTTCTGGTAAGTCAAATATAGCATTGATAAGATTACCTATAGCTTCTAAGATGCTATTTACAAGATCATCTATCCAACGAAGAGATACCAACTCTGTCAGTGAGTTCAGAATGCCAGTAACAAAGCTTTTGATACTATTAGCAAGGTCAAGTATCATTCTGGGTATTTGTGCAATAATGCCAACCATACTTCCTAAACCACTTGACATAATACTCGACATCGTGCCACCAAGAGAGGACAACGCATTGCCCATTGCACCAGACACAGCACTACCAACACTCTTTGCTATACCATCGCCCATAGTTGGGAGAATAGAGTCGAGCGTACCTTTGAGTGCATCAATCTGTCCTACTGACTGCTGTACGCCTCCGTATCCATCTACACCCTGCCATGCCTTAGCGTTATTGAGAGCCGTTGTTAATCCAGACGTAAAGTTAGCAACTTCTTCAGATGTCCTATTTAACGCTTTGCCGAAGGAGTCCATATTCTCGCGTGCTTGCACTGTTGCCCTCCCCAGCTCTTCGGCACGTGCTTCTAAAGCGTCATACTGTTCTTTATTGATTCTCCCTTCACGGAGTCTTACCTTTCCTACTTCTACGGCAGCAACGGCAGCAGCTTCATCTTTCTTAGCTCTGTCGTATACAGCCACGCTATCGGCAAATCGCTTGATGGCTTCGTCAAGCTTCTGCCATGTCGTACTCTGGTCAGTACCGATATACTGGCGCATCTGCTGAATCAGTTCGGTTACCTTCTGCTGTGTGTCGGCTGATGCGTTCTTGTAATCATCTGTCTCTATATAGGAGCGAAGCTGCTCCATCATCGGTTGCATCATCTCCTTGGCCAGATTGCCAACGCCACTGAAGAGTGCGTTCCAATCAATACCACGGCTAATTTCCTCGAACGACATACTTGCTTCACGCTCTTGTCGTTCTTTTAGAAGTTTAGCTTTCTGCCATCGTTTGGTGGCTTCACTCACTTCAGAGACATCAATAGCAGCTATCTGCTGAGCATATTCTTCAGCAATAGCAAGCTTCTGCTGCTGAAAAGATCCATAAGTCTTGAGATACTCACTCATAGCCTGCACCTCATTTCTCTTCTGTTCCAAATGCTTCTTTTCTTCCTCCTTGTTTACTTCATCTTCATCATGTTGTTTCTTCTTAGCAGCAAGGTTACGTGCCTCTGTAAGTGCTCCTTCCTGTTCTTTAGTCAGTTTACCCTTTTGTGCCTTACGCCATTTATTCTCCTGTACTTTCAAATCAGCAAGTTCATTCTCGTAATTCTCTTTTATTTGTTTTCGTTTCTTATCAGAACTCTCTTTAAGAAGATCTATTTCTTCTTGACGGTTTTTCCTTTGTAATGCAAGAAGCTCCTTAGCAAGTTGCTCAGCTTTATTTGCTTCGTTTTTTTTCTTCTTCTTTTTTTCTTTTTTTACTTTTGAAGGTGCAGCATGTCCGCCAATATGATATTCTTTACCAATATTTGCAGCCTGCTTCTCAAGAGTAGCGGCTTCCTTCAAGAGTTTATCTCTCTCAGAGGATAGCTCTTTAGTCATCTTATCGTAAGCAGCCTTATTACTACTTTTTATAATTTCACGAGAATTTATAGCACCATTAGAGATTGCAGAACCAAAATGCAATAAACCCTTTTTAAACCAACCCATAGAGGAGTCTGCCTCGTCTGGCGATAAAGATTTGTGTTTATTAAGTTTATCATCAGCCTCGACGGCCTTATTCACCAGAGCTTGTGCCTTAGCTTGAAGAAAGAGCATCTGTATATATTGTTCTGCTTTTTGTGTCAGAACATCATACCACTTTGCTACAGAGTCATAATATCCGAAGGCTTCCCCATATTTACGGTTCATTTCCTCGCATTTCTGCTTCTCCTCTGCCTTTGTTCCACTAAAGTTCTTGAGACTCTCACGTGTAGTATCAATTTCAAAGCGGGTCTTTATCATTTCTGCTCTGCCTTGAGATTCAATTTCTACACGTTCCTGGGCTTTCTTTGCAGCTTCTTCCTGAGCATCTGAAAGTTTATTCCAGGCTACAATTACACCTGTAATAACGACAGATAACCCAAGTGTAAGAGTAGCCATAAGTGCAGTTGCTGCAGCATTAGATATACCAAGCGATGTTGCAAGCCGATAATTAGCAGCTGTAAGAAATTCCTTTGCTTTTGTAAGTGTTACAAGGCGGAAGGCACTATCCTTATTAAGAGCATTAAACACCTGCTGTAAGCCCATAGTGATAGCCATGACACTTTGTACGCGTGCCTGTACCTTCATTAGGTTTTCATTCTCTGAAGCAAATAACGACATTACACCTGTAGCAGAAGTGAACGCACCAGATAATCCATTTACTCCTGAGATAAAGCCCTGCAGATTCGCATCGTCATTAGCGAGGATACTAGTCTGTGCACGAAGGTCACCTAAGGTGTCGGAGAGCTCAGCAGCCTTTTGTGCCATCTTCTGGTACTCTTCGGTATTCTGCTCGCCGTTCAGACGCATACGTGCCATGTCGTTTTGCAATTCACGTAGCTGGCGGGACAATCGTTGATTGCTTTCCTTGTTACGTTCTTGAGCTTCGGTAAGACTATTAAGAATACCTTTCTCTTCTTCTAAGGCTTGTTTGGCTGCATTCAAATCGGCTGCTACTTCATTTTGTGCTTTGCCAGGTGCTGCGGACTCATAAGCTTTCTGTAGAGCCTTCACGTCAGCCTCCACCTGCTTGATGACACTCTTCTGCTCAGCTATCTTTTCGGTGAGCGATTTGCTGGTAGCTGCTGCTTGCTCTTCTGATACAGATATTTTCTTATATTCCTGCTCCAATTGACTGACGCCCTGCCGTGCCTGCTGATATTCTTTTTCCAACCCCTCAAGCACCCCCATTTCCTCAGCAAGTACTTTCTTGCAAGCACTAATTTCCGTAAGCAGTTCTTGTTGTCCTGTCCCTGGTTTCATTGTCTGCAACTTACGCTGCATACGGTCAAGGTCAGTATTGACACCGTCAATCACCTTACGCTGGTCGTTAATCTTCGCATTAATAACGAGTGATGCGCGCCGAGCTGCTCCTAAGAGCTGCTCAACACTCATCTTGCTTTTGTCAAGTCCTGCCGTGAGGTTATCACGCATAAGGAATTCTATCTCTACAGGCTTCATTCGTCTTATTGTTTTAAATTACTTTGGAAAAAACCTACAATATCCTCGGCTTCCTCCTCTTCGGTCTTTTCTGTTTTATTTTCTTTGCTATCAATGTAGCGTGGAGCATCGCTTAACATCATGATGAGTGTCTGATAGTTCACACCTTTTAATATGTATTCTACGCTCCACCCTGTAGCACTGGCAATCTGCCAGATAAATCCGAAGGGGCTATGGGAGCCTTCCCAGTGACTCTTTAACTCCCCTTCTTTCGTTGGCTCAGACGCAGCTTCATCGGATTCGTCAGTTCTACTGATCTGATAATAGGTATAAAAGACTGTGTACCCATAAGGGTAACAAATCGTTCAAAGGCATTCTTCTGATACTCCCACTTCATGAATCGGCGGACAAACCATGAAATCACGCTTATTGGCAACCACCAATGTCCCATAGTTAAGGCAATAATCCGACTGAGTTTTTTGCCATGTTTAGTCAGAAATACCATCTGTCCATTATAGTCTAAAGAGGTAAACTCTTTCAGTGTGGTTTCCATTGAAAGATAAGTCTGTGCTATCTGTATTTGTCGTTCCATTGTTGGTCGCTTCATAGTCAGTCTTAAGCGTAGAGGGCTCTTCAAGAAAGGGAGGCGTATATCCTTCAAAGGGAGGGAAACACCCGCATCAAGCAAGGCTTCCGCTCCCTCTCTTTGTATCTGGTAGATTAACTTCTCGTCCATTAACCTGCACTCAAAGTGTCGTTGATTTCGTAAGGAGCACTGCCATCTTCAGGTTTGTTCACCTTCAGCTGGCATTCCAATTTCGAAACTTCGGTCAGCGTCAGCTTACCACCGAGGTTAGCCAATACGGTTCCATTAGGAATCTTCATGGTCTGACCGCTAACAAAAGCAATCTCCCAAGGTCCACGCATCTCAACAAGCGTTGTAGGTGCTTTCCATCCTGTAATCTTCTCGGAACCAGAAGCGCCTGTCTTAACAAGATCACCTCCAAGAACAGCCTGTAGATTCTCATAATCCAACTGAATAAGGTTGAAAGTCGGACTGACCTGACCATTCTTCTGGAGCAAGGTCAGCACAGGTGCGTCGGGCACTTGCTCGGCTTCGATATCGGTACTTTCAGGCTTCGAGCCGCCCCAGTCCCAACTACCTTTCTCTATATAGCCTATAGTTTTCTCCTTGAACTTCACGGCTGCAATGCCATAGATAAATTTGTTTTTGCTCATATTCTGCGTTTTATAAATGAAATGATTGTTTTTATTTTCA